ATGCCAAAGGTTCGCAGCAATGGGGACGGTGGTCTGTACGAGATCAAGTCGCGGGGGCACTGGCGTGGAGTGATCGACGTGGGCTTCCATCCAGACGGTCGCCGCAAGCAGAAGTACGTCACGGGGCGCACGAAGAAGGAAGCGCGGGACAAGCTTGATGCCCTGCGCGCCGAGGTGAAGGAACACGGCGCTCCCCTCGACAGGACGATGACCGTCGAGAAGTGGGCTGAGCACTGGCTCAGGACGATCTGCGAGCCGAAGATGAAGCCCGCGGCTCTGGCCGGGTACGAGTCCGCCGTGAACAAGTGGATCGTGCCCCCGCTGAGGAAGAAGAGGATCTCGGCGCTCAGGCCGTCAGACGTCCGCGCGGTCACACTCGCAGTGACGGACGCCGGCCGCGCGATCTCGTCTGCTCAGAAGGTGCACGCCGTGATGTCATCGATGCTCGACGCCGCTCGCCTGGATGGAGTGTGCGCCAAGAACGTCGCCGCCGACGTCACTCCTCCCGGAACTGGGGAGGGAGCGCGCGGAGCCCTAGACACAGACGTCGCCCTGCGGGTGCTGCAGGCTGCCCTGCGCCGCCCTGACGGCGTGCGCTGGTGGTTCGCTGTCCTCACTGGGATGCGGCAGGGAGAGAGGCTAGGAGCGACGCTCGACAGCATCGACCTTGTGCGGCATGAGTTCACCGTCCAGTGGTCTCTGTCGGAGGTGCGCTTCAAGCACGGGTGCGAGGGAAGCTGCGGGAAGAAGCGAGCCGGTTCGTGCCCGAGCAGGCGGCTCATGGTCGGCGCCGGCCTCGCGCACCGACAGCTCGACGGGCGACTCTGCATCGTCCGCCCGAAGTCGGGAAGGCCAAGGACGTTCCCGCTGATCCCTGCGCTTGAGGCGGAGCTGACGAAGTACCTCGCTGCCGACGCTGGTCCGAACCCACACGGACTCATCTGGCACAACGCTGATGGCTCGCCCATCACCGCAGAACAGGACCAGATCGAGTGGAGGTCGATCCTTCTCGATGCAGGTGTGGTCACCGCAGATCAGGCGTTGCCGCCGAAAGACCGACCGGCCGGAACCCCACCAACGCCCACCACGCACTTCGCGCGGCACACCACAGCCACGGTGCTGATGGAGCTCGGCGTTGACGCGAAGGTCATCGGCGAGATCGTCGGACACGTCAACGTGCGAACCACTCGCGGATACCAGCACGTCTCCTCTGCGGAGGCACGCAAGGCGCTCGAGGCGATCGGCGCCCACTTCCAGGCCGCGTTCAACCAGTAGACGAAGAAGCCGCCCGACACTCAGGTGTCGGGCGGCTTTCTGCGTTAACCCGCGAATGCCCGGTGGCGCCACTGCCCGACTCCGTGACGCGCCCTGCTGTACGTCACGCCGCGGAGTCTGGTCAGGCAGTGCTCCTCGTAGGCGAAGATCCCTTCAACGGACACCGAGAACTCTTCAGCGAGCCAGTGCTGGTCCGAGTTGATCGCTTCGAGACGCGCGTACTCGACGGGATCGATCAGCAACCGCGCCGCGTACGCATTCGCCTGGCGCTCTGCAGCGTCACGAACATGCGGTCCACTGCACTTGTGGTTGTAGTACGCGTGCCCGCACTCGTGTCCCAGCACCCAACGGGACTGATCGAACGTCATCCCCAAGCGGACCACGATGCGTCTGTGCTTCGGGAGGAAGTACCCGAGCAAGCCGGGATCGTCATCCAGGTGGGCGAAGTGCACCTCTGCACCGAGCGTCGCCGCATGATGGATGAGATCTCCGTACATCTGGCTCCTACTCGGCGTGCGGGATATCCGCTTCGTTACGGCCGCGGTACGCGGCGAGGTCATGGTCACTCTTCCTGAGCTCCCGCTCTTCCTCACGGGAGAGCACAGGGACATCATCATCGACGCCGCCGACATCGGCGGTGGGTTGGTCCGCATCGGTGCGGAAGCGACGGCGAAGCGCGCGCTCGGTGAGGTACTGAAGGATCAGGTGGTCCGGGTGCTGATCAAGCTCGCGGAAAAGCTCAAGCCGAGAGAGTGACGGCATCCGCTCCTGCTTTTGAGCAAGGGTCATGGTGCCCCCCGGCCCGAACTGCTTATCGATCTGAGCGAGTGCTTCCTCCAGATCCTTCTCGCGTTTCGAAGACTCCGCGGTGAAGCCGGCGGCTTCGAGAGCTTCCTCATGCGGCAGGTCGAGGGTGTTGGCAACGACGATGGCGAGCCGATGGCTCGGGCGCTCGTTCCCGCTGAGCCACTTACTTGCGCGGTCGCGCTTGATCAGGCCTCCTGATTCGCGAACGAGGTCGGCCTGACGCCACTCGCGCTCATCGAGCTTTGTGGCGAGCCATGCTCCCCAGCTGTTTGCCTGATCGGTTTCGGTCATGGCTCAAGTGTTGCGCGCACGCAACGTAAAGTCAAGTCGCGTGGCTGTTGCGAGCAACAGACAACGTGTGTATGTTGGACGCAACAGGTTGTATCGAACGGAAGACAAAGGAGGTTCCGATGCTTCGCATCAGCCCCGTGGTCCTTGAACGGATCGCATCAGAGAACGGCTGGATGCACGAACGGGGTCGCCTCAAGGGGACGCTCAATGCAACCGCGATGGCAGAACATCTGCAGGTCGCTGTCTCGACCGTAACCCGCGCCTATGACACTGGTGCGCTCGGCACCGTGTTGCTTTCGAAGCTCGCGCTTCTTACCGGATGGTCTCTGGATGTCCTCGCGACGGTCGAGGCGGAAGCGGCATGAGCACGGTCCAGTTCCAGACGATGCCGCCACTCTCCCCGGATGAGTACCGGCAGCTTGAGGTGTCATGCCTCGATCACGGCATCCAGATTCCGATCCTGGTCGACGAGAACGGGACCGTCATCGACGGGCATCACCGTCAGAAGATCGCACAGGAGCACGGGCTCTATCTCCCAACCGAGACGCGCGACACTCTCACCGATGTCGAGAAGACGCAGCTCTCCATTTCTCTCAACATTGACCGTCGACAGCTCACCCGCGAGCAGCGTCGTGAGATCATCGCGGCCAGTCTGCGTGCTGAGCCGCGGAAGCCTGACTACCAGCACGCGAAAGCGCTGGGGGTAAGCCCGACAACTGTAGGCACGGTGCGCCGGGAACTCCAAGAGTCGGGGGACGTTTCCAAATTGGAAACGCGGATCGACTCTCTCGGTCGGACGCAACCAGCAGAGAAGCCCCGTCCCGCCCCCGTTGTGATAGCAGACACGGGTACCGGGCTGCGCCCGGATGAGATTGGCGCGCTGATGTCGGGTGGCTTCATCGATTCCGAGGATCAGGTTGCCGATCTCATCGGTGCGGGCGGCGTTGCTCCGAAGACCAATGATCCGGACGGCAAGTCCTACGCCCGCAAGGAGCCACGGCCCGACCGTCGCAAGTCGATTGTCGATGACGCATACGCCGTCGAGCGTGACCTGTACAAGTACCTGGAGCGGCTGCGGACCATCATCCGTGACGACCGCTTCAACAAGAACAAGGCCAACATCCAGGATGCTCTACGTCCTGTTGCCGGCCTTGCCCGCGAGATCTTCGACGATCTCTTCGATAACCAGTCTCAGGAGGACTGATCATGTCTGCACGCAATTCTACCAACCTGGTCGCTCTTGACCACCCCATGCACGCACACGTCGAGTTTGAGATCGTCGACGTCACACCCGAGATCGCCGCGGAACTCCTCGAACACAACATCCGCAACCGGAACATCCGGGAGCAGGTGTGGCGCAAGTATGCACGCGACATGATCGCTGGGAAGTGGGTCGTTGCCGAGTCGATCAAGATCGATTGGAACGGACGCATCATCGATGGGCAGCACCGCCTCATCGCCGTGATCGAGTCCGGCGTGACGGTCAAGATGATGATCATCCGGAACCTGGACCCGAACGCGCAGTCTGCTATCGACTCGGGCTCCAAGCGCTCAACGGCAGATGCTCTGCGCTTCAACGGACATGGTGACTACGCCACGACCGTCGCCGCCGTTGCTCGTGTGGCAATCGGGTGGGATCTCGGCGGGATGCGTTCGGCGGCATCATCGACGACTCGCGAGATCACCAATGCCGAGACGGTCGAGTGGGTTGAGGCGAATCCGAATGTGCATGAAGCTGCGGCTTTCTCGCATCGGTACGCCAAGAAGATCGGTACAACGCCCACCGCACTCGCCTTCGCTGCGTTCAAGTTCATCTCGGTTGACATGCAGTCGGCGATCGAGTTCATCAGTTCCATTGCAGAGCGGAACATGGACGGTGTCGGTGACCCCCGTGTTGCCCTATACGACGCCCTGTCGAGCTACGGCCGCCGCAACATGCGGATGACCACACCACTCCAGCTCAACATCCTCTTCCGGGCGTGGAACCAGTGGCGCGCGGGCAAGACTATGACGACGAAGGCGCTGATGAACGTGGCGCCCAAGACCCCGGAGCCGAAGTAATGAGCGCCGGAGTTGTCCAGCGGATCGAGTTCGCACCTGCGCTGTTCACTCGCGAGCTCGCGGCGTACTACCTTTCCAAGTCGCTGCGTGAGATCGACGACCTCCGCAAGACGGGAGAGCTGATCCCGGTCGGTGACGGCAAGCGGGTCATGTTTCAGAAGTCTGAGCTGGATCGCTACGTCGACAAGCTCCCTGAACGAAACCAGGCGGTGGCGTCGTGAGTTGGCTCGGTCTGGTGTGCGTGACCCTGGCCGTGCTCTTGAGTCTCTGTGCGATCGGGGTATCCGTGTCGACGATCCGCCTTGCTCGAGAGGCTGAGCGGAAGTGGAACTTGGTTGTTGAGCGGTTGAGAGGGGAGCGGTCATGACGATCAACAACTTCCACGCCGCGAACCGTGCCGTCATTGAGAGGGGTGCGTCGTGAACGACACTCTGCCTCTCTGGTTCGCGATCGGTGTCGCTGTATTCGCAACGTACCGGTACCTCGTTCTGGAGTTCCGTGCATCGAAGCGGTACTGGGCTGAGCGTGAAGCGAACGATCCGGTCGTGGTGACTGGTTCTGGTCGTCGTCGTGACAGTCGCCCGTACGCATGCACGAGCGTGGAGGTGCGCTGATGGCTCAGTTCGCTTCCACCCTGTACCCGCAGACCAACCCGAGCAACCCGATCCTGCTCAAGTTCCGGGCATCCGGCGGCAACCAGGCAAATCTCATCTGGCTTCAAGTTCTCGACCGCCCATGGCTATACGGCGCATACGGCGAAGACTTCACGTGGTCTCTCGCTCAGATAGATCATGCCCGTCGTGTACTGACTCGTTTGGCGGCTTTGTCCGGCTGATCCCCGTCATCTGATCCGGCTCTAGGGGCGTCGCTGTCCCTAGCGCTACTTGTCGCGCTCTGACGCGGCCTCAACTGAACAGAACTCGCAGGAGTAACCCCTCAGTGATCCCTTGGGATATCGGAGGTCGCCTTGGGTACGCGCCCCGGCTACGAGAACTGCGAGCGGGACGTCACCGAATACCGCACCCCACCATCGTGGGGTCAACCACGGCGGCGTGAACCCCTGCAAGCGACCCTTTGGTGCGGCTGGCTGGGCGTCGTGCTGGAGCGGGCGACGTAGGGCTTAGGGGTCGAAGGAAAGGAAACGCCAATAGGCGTACAAGATTCGACAGTTCGCCGCCATGCAACACGGGCGGAACCAGCCGCGAAGGGTCAAGCGGATGGCACGGGTTGGTCGCCGTGAACCAGAGCCACAGGGTTAGTGGCCGCCTCGAGCCTGAGATCGGTTTTCTGAGCGAAGAACTCAGCGGGGCACAAGACAGGAGGGAGCGGACGTGAACCAGGAACAGTGGAGACCCGTCTTGGGGTACGACCTGTACGAAGTATCCGATCTGGGAAGGGTCCGTTCGAAACGCGGCTCTCGTCGAATACTCAAGCAGCAACCGACCCGCGATGGATACATGGTCTTGAACCTCTCCCAGAAAGGCGCGGTCACAAAGCGCCGCGTCCATCACCTTGTACTCGAGGCATTCGTTGGGGTCAGAGCGGACGGTCAGGAGGCCTGTCATGGAGATGGAGAACGCTCGAACAATCGGCTTTCAAACCTCCGCTGGGATACCCATCTCGCCAACATGGCGGACCGGGACCGGCTCAACCCTCACTATCTGACACTGAGAACTCACTGCCCTTGGGGTCATCTTCTGCAGGCGCCGAACCTGACAGCATCTGGCATTCGTCGAGGCAAACGAGAGTGCATGGCGTGTAAGAGGGCTCGAGGCGTGATCAGTGCGCGCGGGGGAGACCATCAGCAACTGTCGAATGAGTTCTACGCCAGATTCACTGGCTGATCATCAGGCTCGTGCGTGCGCTCACAGATCGGCGCACGGGCACTTGGGGGATCGGTTTCTTGAGTCGTGCGACGGGCGGGGTGCCTGTTGAGACTCCCGATACCCCCTTGGGGCTGGTGCATCACACACCAGCCCCTTTCTCTTCCCACTCCTGGGGGTGTGGGAACGGTGGACACGGGGGACCGTCCACCACCAAACCGGCATGTGGGGTGCCGACCGTTGAGGCCCGGACGTGGGGAATCGTCCGGGCCTCACCTGTACCTAGGGGGAGCGATGAACCGAAGACCAAACCCAGCCATCCACGACTACTGCCGTCCCTGCTTCGGGTGGGGCAGCACGACGGTCCGCAAAGGGACCGACTACGAGAACGACGACGAATGCCTGGACTGCCGCGGGAGTGGGAGACAGGCCACCAAACACGAGATTCGGAGACAGGCATGAGCATGGCCTACGTCCGCCGCTACTACGGCGTCCCGGCGATTCGAGGGCGACGGGTGTCGTACCTCGGCCGCGAGGGACACATCACGAGCGCCGACCACCGGTTGCGCGTTCGCTTCGACGGGGACAACTTCACGTCGATCATCCACCCGACCGAGGAAGGTCTCGTGTACCTCGACGGGTACGTGAGCGATCGCTCGGCAGATGTCGAGATTCGGAGACAGAGCAATGGCTGAGGCATCTTGGCGGGCGATCGCGGTGGCGTTGGCGTCGCGTATGGAGAACCACGACTTCTGCGAGGACCACGATGTGATCGACGAGGGCGTGGAAGAAGGGTGCCCGTTCTGCTTGGACCGGGCGACGATGCGCACGTACCGCGACAAGGCTGGCACCGTACGGCGTCGAGCTGCCGGTCGAGCGATCGCGATCCACGAGATTCGGAGACAGCAATGAGTGGATGCCCTCAGCCCTGCGAGCACTTGTCGCAAGAGGACGCCCGCGAAGGTCGCACGTGCGCAGAGCATCCGTGCTCGTGCGCTCCGGCCAATGTCGAGATTCGGAGACAGCCATGATGCACGCAGCAGTGATCGAGTTCCGGAGCGGCGGGATCGCCGCGGTGAAGTTCGCGACCAGAGACAAGTGCGACGAGTGGGCCGAGAAGCACGATGCCGAAGTGCTCGCGTGGGCACCGATGGTCTCGCTCCCGGTCGCGGCGTCGTGGTCGGCAGATGTCGAGATTCGGAGACAGCCATGACTGGCATGTGGTCTAGGTGGGCTGCGAGGAGACGCCTCGTAGGTCTCGGGTTCCTCACCGGTGCGGCGGTCGCGATTGCGGTCGCCGTTCTGCTGTTCACCCTCGGGCACGGGTTCTGGTCCGGTGCGCTGGTCGTCACCGCGACCGCCTGCCTTGTCCATGCCGGGTTCGAGTTCCACGACGCCACGAAGTACGCGCGGCTCGGCAAATGACCGACTGCTGACCCGACTCCGGGACAGCCACCACACAACCCTTCGCCGGCGTGCACGCGTCGGCCCATCTTCGTCCCCCACTGCGCCTGCACGGCCTGCTTTGGGTGAAAGGAACCAGAAATGACCATTGACACATTCCGGCCCCGCGAGCTCGTCGACATCGCGGGCCTCGCCACCGTCGTCGAGAAGTTCAACCGCGAACAGGTCGGCGATCGTCCGCTATTCGCCGAGGTTGTTCTCTATCGGGGCGGCGAGGATGTCGCGCTCATCACCGACGCCGGTGCTTTCGGTGAAGCACCGGCCGGATCGCTCTCGTTCGAGGTGAAGGAGAAGCCATGATCGCTGACCGTTGGAGAGTCCGCCGCGGTTCCTACGGGTCGTGGCGCGTGTACCGGGGCGAGGTGATGATCGCCGTGTTCACCGACCGGATTCGCGCGTTCAACTACGCCCGCGAGCAGGCCGTCTACGAGAACCTCAGCATCGTCAGTCTCGAGATCTGCTCATGAGCCGCAACGAGTGGTTCCGGTGGTTCGCATGGCGTCCTGTGTGGACGTACGACCGCGGGTGGCGCTGGCTGCGATTCGTGTGGCGCCGACACGTCCCGCCACTCCTCGGAGTTCCTGGCGCGGTCTGGATGTTCGATCACCGAGTTTCGATCGGCGGCGACTCATGACCCCGTGCTCGCTCTGCCATGACCACGGAGAAGTGGTCATCACCCATAACCCGACCGTGTGGATGGACTGCCCCCACACCTACTCGAAGGACCAGACATGACCGAGACATTCACCGCGAGCAATGGGCGCATTCGCGTCGACTATGAGGAGACGCCTCACGAGCGTATCGACATCTACGCCGCTGCGGGAGGCGAGAACATGCTTGAAGGTGCGCCGTGGCTCGGGCGCGAAGAGGTGTCCGCCCTTCGCGATTTCTTCCAGCATGAGCGTGACGAAGCCCTCGGACGGTGGCGCGATCCCGACAACCCCCGGCTGACGGTCTACCCCACTGAGGGGTACGAGACGGACGAGATCACCATCCTCGATGAAGTCGATGCTGAGACGTACACAATCACCCGGGCGCAGGCTGAGCGTTCTCAGGGCGGCTGGTGGCACGACACGGCCAAGGCCTACTTCGAGGCTCACCCGGAGCGGAAGCCCGCTGCCGAGGCCAAGGCTGGCGAGGTCTGGGAACTGACCATCGACGACGGCAGCGAGCACACGGTGTTCATCCACGCTGACCGCACGATGGGCGGCAGGGATGGAGTCTCTGCTGGCGGTGCGTACTTCGACATCGACGATGCCTCGAACGTCGTCTCCGCTCGCAAGGTCTGGGGACCGGAGGACGCATCGTGAGCGCCGCCTGTACCGACAACTACGTGGTGTCCTGCAACCCGGCACCCAAGACCCCGGCCTCCGAGGTTGTCGTCCACCGTACCGACGAACCTCTCGCCACCACCGGGGCCACCTACGACCCCACCCTCACCGTCCTCGGGGCTGCCGCCATCATCATCGGCGCCATCACCCTCGGGCGACGAGCCAAGAACCACAGGAGCACGAAATGACTGAACGAATCGACCACGCCGCTGAAGCGATGGCTCTGTTCAATAGTGAGTTCGGCACGAAGCCCAACTATCTGCCGTACGAGACCGCCGACGCACAGCACTTGCTCAACATTCTCGGTGCTCAAGTGCACGCCACTCTCGCGCTCGTCGAACAGCAGCGCATCGCCAACCTGTTGACCATGGCGCAGTTTGACCACGCAATCGAAGACGGTGTGCGGCTGTACACCGATCTTGAATGGTCGGCGAAGTTGCGCCAGGAAGCCGGCGAGAGGTTGGGCCTGTCGTGACGGACTACAACGGCTTGGTCTACGGACTCGACGAGCAGGTCTACCACCGCCAACCGGGGCTGAGCTCCACCGGCGCGAAGAAGATCCTCCAGTCACCCGCTCACTACAAGCACTATGCGGAACAGCCGCAGGAGACGAAGTCAGAGTTCGACCTCGGGTCAGCCGTCCACTCGAAGGTGCTCGGTGTGGGCGCACAGATCGCGGTCTACCCGGATGGGAACGGCCCCGAACGGTTCGAGTACGACGGCAAGGAGCTCGACAACGTGCTCGCCTCTAACGGGGCCATCTCCACCAAAGTGGCGAAGGCGTTCGAAGCGGACGCCCGCGACCGTGGCCTGATCCCCGTGAAGCGCGTCACAGCCCGGGTGGTGGACATCATGGCCGAATCAGTGCTGTCGAATCCGACCGTGAAGGCGTTGCTCGCATCGGGTGACCCGGAGGTGTCGATGTTCGCCACCGACCCCGACACAGGAGTAGCGCTGCGGGGGCGGCTGGACTGGCACGGCCCACGCCTCGTTGACCTCAAGACCACGGCGGGGGATGCGTCCGAGTCGGAGTTCGCGATCCACGCGTTCCGGTTCGGGTACGACATCCAACAGGCCCACTACGAGCACACGTACAACCTGATCACGGGTGAGACGAGACCGTACCTGTTCGCCGTGGTCGAGGCGCACCCGCCCTACCTCACAGCGGTGCACGTCCTCGGAGCCGACGAACTCCTCATGGCCCGCAGACGGGCACGGGAGGCCCGGGAACGGTACGCCCGCGCCCTCGAGACGGGGGAGTGGCCCGGGTACAAGACCCGCAGCGGTGGGCCTATCGGGATCCTCCAGGCACCCGTCTGGAACGTGAACCAGTACATCGACGAATTCGAAGGAGCAACAGCGTGACGTACGCAGTTGGACAGACGGTGATGATCTCCCGCACCTACGGGAAGCCGGAAGAGGGGCAGGTTGTGAAGATCGGCCGCAAGTACGGGGAAGCGCGATCCGGATACCGTGCGATGCGGTTCCTGCTCGAGTCCGGGGCCGAGGCGGACGGCTTCGGTCGCGTGTGGACGCTCGAGGCATGGGCAGAACGAAAGGAACTCTCCGAGCTCAGCGCGAAGCTCCGATCCCGCGGTGTCAGCGTCGTCGGCGCGGTCGCGCGTTCGGCATCCTCGTTGAGGGGATTCCTGTCAGTGCTCGACCAGAATGTGGCCGACGATGACTGACGACATCGACATCCCCGAAGACACAAGGAGATCCCGTCTCCCGAAACCTCACGCACAGGTCATGGATGAAGAGTTCGTGACCGCAGCGGAACGGTTCGCCGCATTCCGCGAGCAGCACCCGGACGGGTACGTGGAAGCGACGATCGACCGGGTGATCGAACACCCAGACGGGCATGTCACCTACGTGATGAACGCCGCCGCCTACATCGTCAGACCCAGCCTCGGGGTCGCGTCCAGACCGGATGTGACCGCATGGGCACAAGGCTCCACTAAGAACGACAACGCGATCATCGCCGGGTCACCTCTCGAATCCGCCGACACCATCGCGAGGTCACGGGCTCTCCGGAACCTTGGCATCCTCGACGGCGCCAAGCCGGCCAAGATCCGTGAACCTCAGACCGAGGAGCAGATCGGGGCCGACGTCGCCACCGCACGCGAACGTGCAGGACTGTCGCAGAAGGAGCTCGCGGCCGCGATGACCGATCGCGGGTTCAAATGGGCGCAGGCCACCGTCTCCCAGATCGAGAAGGGCGAACGCCCGTTGCGGCTCAGTGAAGCCGACCACCTGGCCGAGCTCATCCGGTTCAGGACGTGAACGCGGCGTCACGGAGAGCCTATGAGGCTGTTGCGGAGCGTGCCGGTGGGCGCTGTGAAGGCTGCGGAGAACGCGCAGCCACACAGATGCACCACCGGCAGTTTCGTTCACGGGGCGGGAAGGACACGCCCGCGAACCTCGTGCACCTGTGCCTCTGGTGCCATGCGATCGCTCACTCCGCCGAACCACCACAGGGCTGGGCCGTCCACTCGTGGGACGACCCCGCCGAAGAACTGTTCCTGCACCACTGGGGACTCATCTACCTGAAGGACTGACCATGACCGGGAGGAGACGCTATGGCGGGCAAACTGTTCGCGAAGCTGGATCTTGACTACGCGGATCACCCGAAGATCGAGCGGCTTTCAGACGCTGCGTTCCGCGCCCACGTGTCCATGATCCTCTACGCGCGGAAGTACCTCACAGACGGGAAAATCCCCGCGAGGTACGCAAACCGATTCGGTTCCGAGACGCTTTCCGAGTTGCTAACCAACGACGAAGCGACACCCTCGCTCGTGCGCGTCGAGTCAGGCGAGTACGAACTGCACGGATTCCTGGATCTGCAGGAGTCCAGAGCGAAGGTTGCAGAAAGATCCCAGGTCAACGCAGAAAACGGCAAGAAGGGCGGTCGACCGCCGAAAACCCGTTCGGTTTACGAGTCGGTTAGCGAAACGAAAGCAGAGACAGAGGAAGAGACAGATACCTCTTCTTCTACGAAGAAGAGGGGGGCCGCTAAGCGCGGCACCCGCATCCCGGAACCGTTCATGCTCACTCACGAGATGCGCGAATGGGCTGCCGCTGAAGTCCCCACGGTGGACGCCGACGCCTCCACGCGCAGATTCGTCGACTACTGGCGCGCCGAGTCGGGGACGAAGGCCACGAAGCTCGACTGGATCGCCACGTGGCGGAACTGGCTGAGGCGTGACGCCGACAGCAAGAGACCCAACCGGCTCACCCCGACCGAGCGCGCACAACAGACCGCCGCTGCTGGCCGACAGGTCGCAGGCAGACAGGTCACCTCGCTTGATCCGAAGGAGATCACCTCATGAACACCGAAGAGTTGACGATGCTGCTCGCGCGCATCCAGGTTCTCGACAACCGACAGGTTGACCAGCTGACGATCGAGGCGTGGGCGCCCTTGCTCGCTCACGTCCCGTACCCGGATGCTGTGGAAGCGGTCAACGGACACTTCGCAGAATCGACCGAGTATCTGCTCCCCGCGCATATCACCGCGAGAGTGCGCGCGAAGAGACGCGCTGAACTCCCGTCGACCATGAGCGAAGAAGCACCACCATCCTGTGCGGACGGAGCTCACCGGTGGCTGCCAGATGGCACCTGCCTGTACTGCACGGACAGGGAGGAATCGTGAGCCTCGATGCCTACATGCAGGCATGCGAGGAACGGTTCGCTTCGGATTCGAAGTACCGGCGTCGCCTGCAACGAGAACTGTTCAACACCGACGCCCAACAGTCCATCCAGCGTGCGCTCGAGGCCGCACGCTTCGACGCATCCATGAGGAGACCAGCGTGAATGCTGACATCATCACCGACACCACCTACCCGCACAGCACCGTCGATGGCTTCGAGAAGGGCTGCACGACTGGGCACTGCCCCGCCGAAGTCTCGTGCAAGACGGTCTTCACTCGTTTCAACGGCGACTACGCGTTCAGGAGACAGATCAACGCAGGGATGACCCCCGCCGAGATCGTCGCCGCCGAACGGAAGCAGGCGCAGGAAGCCGCAGACACCGATCTGCGAGCCAAGAAGGCCAAGGGGTCCCAGCGATCCGCCGAGACGCGAGACGCGGCCAGGGAACGCCACAACGCCGCCCGCCGTGCGAAACGAGCAGCGAACCTCATCCCACAGAAAGCACTCATCCCACGAGACAAGCTCGCGGCACTTCTCGGAGAAGGGCTCACCGACCGGCAGATCGGTGAACGTCTCGGATTCACACGACGGCAAGTCGCCGGCGCGAGGAACACCGCCAAGCTCCCACGCAACCCCGACAGCAACCGCCGCCCAGCCCCCGCAACCACGGGGGCTTCTTCATGAGCCGGCCGATGCGCACCAATTCCAGGCATGGCACGCGTCACCACCCTGCCAGGCGCACACCAACGCGCAGAAGATCCAGGGCCGATTTCATCTTGACCTGATCCCACCGACCCGGAGGATGTTCGAGGAGGCGAACGCGTACAGGATGCGCAACGGGGTAGAGCCTGTCCCCTACGTCATCGAGAACGTTCCGGGGTCGCCGCTCGTCGATCCGGTGGAGCTCTGCGGGGCGATGTTCGGGCTCGAGACGTACCGGCATCGACTGTTCGAAACGAACTGGGATCTCGCTTCGCAGGCGCACCCCGTACACGTCGCGCGAACAACCAAGATGGGTCGCGCTCCGGTCGGTGGCGAGTACATGCACATCGTCGGCAACTTCTCGGGAGTTGACCGAGGGCGCAAAGTCATGGGCATGCCATGGGCGAATCGAGACGGACTGCGCGAGGCAATCCCACCGGCCTACACCCAGTACATCGGCAGGCAACTCATCCAGCACATCGAGCAGGTGTCGGGATGACCTGGACTCTCGAGCTCCCATACGAACGCCCACCCAAGGGGCTCCACGCGAACGACCGATGCCACTGGCGGGTGAGGGCACGCTCGGCGAAGGAGCTCCGTGAACGTGTCGCGGTGCTGTGCCGGGCGGCGAAGATCCCGAAGCTGCAGCGCATCTCCGTGCAGGTGGTGTGGGTGGTCCCGACGCGTCACAAGCGGGACGAGGACGGCCCCGACCCGATGTGCAAGGTCGTCTACGACGCGATCGGAAGTGACCGGGGAGTGTCTGCCCGCATCGTCCAGGACGACACGAAGGAGTTCATGGACAAACCCCGACTGGTCATCGAACACCAGCCCGGTGAGCTCGCCCACTTCCGCGTCGAAATAACCGACGTATCCAACCCATTCCGGCCCGAACAGGTCGATCAACTCACGAAGGAAAGACTCACATGAACGCAATGACCTACCGGAAAAGGCCTGTAGAGATCCAGGCCGTGCGATTCGAGAAGCCCTACAAGCGCGTGCAGGACTTCTGCCCGACCATCCGGCTCATCAAGAGCGGGATGGTCGGGACAAAGGTCGGTTTCGCGATCATCGAAACGCTCGAAGGGCAGATGACCGCGGAACTTGGCGACTGGATCATCCGCGGCGTGCAGGGCGAGTTCTACCCCTGCAAGCCCGACATCTTCGCCGCAACGTACGAGCCTGTCGAAACGCCGTCCCTCACCCCGTCCGAGCTGGCCGAGGTCACCCGGTTCGGCATCCACGAAGAAGACCAGGAGGACGAGTCATGAGCCGGTTCGACCCCATCGACGGCGCGGACTACGGCGCCTGTGACGACTGCGGGATCACGCTCCCGACCGAGCAGGCAGCCAAGGACCATCGCGCCGCGACGATGAGTCCCGGCAAGTCCTCGCACCGCACCCGCGCATCAAACCCGACACGCGTCGACAGGATCCAGTCCCACGTGGACGGGGTTGTCGAAGACGCCATCAGTGAAGCACTCGACGACCTCCGCAACGAAGTCGGGCGAGCCAACGTCACCTGGGACGAGATCCACGAGGCACTCAAGTGGCATTCGGAGTTCGCAGACGAATGGGAGAAGCAGTCATGACCGACAACGAGAAGCTGATCGAGAGGCTGCGCGCTGTGATCGACACCGCGACCTCTGACTCCATGACCGTCGAGAACGACCGCGTCGTCACGAAGGCTGAGCACGACGCGTGCCGGGCTGAAAGGGACGAAGCCGAGGCGGTGCGTGACCTCATCATCGCGGCTCTCACCCCTACCGACGACGAGCGGGAAGACATGATCGCCTTCCTGCTTCGAGATCACAACTTCGAGGAGTCTCCGTGGGGACGCACGTACACCGATGCTGAGATCGCCGCCGCTCTCCGCCGTTCCGAGGTACCGGAGCCGAACGCCGAGACGACGCATCGCGGAACGTTTGGACACGTCTGGCCGTGTCCCCTTTTCTACGTCGGCAACTGGAAGCGGGGTGACGAGGAGTACTACCCGGCGGCGGAGTGCTCCAATGCCGCAGTGTGTGAGCGCCCGAAACCACAAGCCGAACCATCCGACGCTCTCAACCTCGTCATCCACGCCGAGCGTGTCGGAACAGAGCGCGATGATCCGCTCATCCTCGAACTCGCCGACGCCTTGCGCGCCGCTCTACGTGCTGCTGGTGTCGTCGGACAGGAAGGGGAGAAGCGATGAAGCTCAGCGAGTACGTGACACAGGTGATCAACGACCCGAAGTACGGGCACGACCTCGAGTGGGTGAAGGGCAACCTGCATCGTGCCCACCTGGAACACATCGAGGCTGCTCATGATGCCGAGGTGCGTGCTGGTGTCGTAACCGAGGAACCGGAAGGACTGCAGGTGATCCTCGACGCATGTCGAGCGGCTCTCGAAGAAGGGCGCTCGGCGATCGAGTTCATCGAGAGCGAGCGCGGGCACATGCGGTCGTGGGAGCGGATGGTCGCAGACAGCGATCGAGATGCCGTCACGGTTCAGAGAGCGATCGACCTCCTGGCGGCTGCTGGGGTGCCGGTGAAGCAGGAAGGAACCGACGATGTCTGACGAAGAGAAGCCTGGCGTTTCGCTAGAAGCGAGGATCGCCGCGATTGCGGTGGCCACGCCGCTCGTGCAGCAAGTGTCTGATGCCATGACCGCGATGTTCAACGCCGAAGGGAAGGAGGAGACGTGAGGATCACCAACCGGCTCCGAGCAATCCGTACCGCTGAGAAGCGGCACATAGAAGACATGCGCTACGGCGACGGCTACTCGATCGGCGCACATGTCACCCGCCGACTGATGATCGGCCATGGACCGTACGCAGCATGGCTACCAAGGAGAACCCGATGACCGAACTACTCGACGCAGTAGATGACCTGACCCTCCCGAAACCGGTGAAGGTGCAGACTGACGACGGGTACACGTGGGCAACCGAGGATGCGCTCCTCGTGCAGCTGCGCGAAGCCGTCTCGTCGTCCCTGAACTCTGGGTCGGGGGCGGGCGGTTCACCATCCACCCGCAACGTCCTCGACGGCGACGCACTCCAGAAGGCCGCGATCATCACCTCCCAGATCGGAGACTGGTGTCGCATCGCCGGCATGACCGGAGACCAGATCAGCCGCGACGCCGTGACAGACCTCAGAGCCTGGCACGCCGCCTTCCTCTCCCGCGACGAACCCGAAGAGTTCTACCTCCAGCAACTCCGGGCATGGGCGGCACAGATCCGGGCCATGGTGAACCCACCCAAGGTGATCGAGATCACCGCACCATGCCCCGTCTGCGGTGAAGGCGAGTACGTCAACGACATGGGGGAGCGGATCACCAACCCCCTCGCCCTCACCTACCGACCCGACAGCGACCACATGTGGAAGAACTCCAAGGTGCTCTGCCGCGCCTGCGACGCCGTCTGGATCGGCGGCGACGCCATGGAAGAACTCCGAGACGAACTCAACGACAAGGAGACAGCGTGAACGAGACGCCCCAGCAGCAGAAGCACCGCATCCTGCTCGAGAACCCGGAGACAGATGCGAGCTACTACGACACCTGCATCGACTTCGGTTACATGCCGGAGTCGTTCGACGGGATGTGGAAGCTCCACGCGAAGGTGCCCATCGTGCGCCTATCGAAGAACTGGGCAATCGCAATTGAGGCGACGGGCCGAACCTGTCAAAACCGAGAGGTCTTTCGGCCACGCCTCGTCCGAGCCAAGACACGGCAGAATCGAACTACACGCATGTAGTTTCATCCTGTACGATGGGAGATGCCTTCCACCACTGTGTGAAAAACCAGCCTCAGACGCCTCTCGTCTGAGGCTTTCTTGTTCCTCCCGCCCAGCTCAGTGACTTCCAACCTGGCGAGCGGCGGCGAGACGCCGGATAACAACGGCACACAGCGAACCCCGGCCGGTTCGCAACAACTGAATCAGCGCTCGTTCTCCCGGAGCCGCATACGGGACATTGGCGTGTAGCTCAGCAGGCAGAGCCCTCGACTGTTAATCGAGAACGCGCTGGTTCGATCCCAGCCACGCCAGCCACAGTCCTTTCCTTCGACTCCACCCCACCCCAACGGGGAACGCTGATCGGCGTACACGAATAGCCAATACGGCTATAGCCCACGGATATGCAGGGAGCGGGCATGAAGATCCTTCTCGGCATCGGAGCCGGAGTCACGCTCTCGATCCTTGCTCACATCATCTGGAAGCCCGCCCTCGGATGGGCGCTATCGAGAGGTGACTAGACGAGCGCTGGCTCTCACGCCTTGCTTGAGCACGAAGAGACCCCGCAACGGCTGGAACCGTCCGGGGTCTTGACCGAACCCGTTGGAGGAGTTCGACATGACTGATCGTACCTGCTGTTTCCCCGGATGCGACCGGAGCAGTAGAGCCTCTGGCCTCTGCCGCTCCCACTACCAGCAGAAGTCTCGCGGCAGAGATCTCGGCCCGCTGCGTCAGCCGACCGTGCAGTGCAGAGTGAGCGGATGCAAGGATCCACATCTGGCGCTGGGGTACTGCAACCGACACTACGTGCAGTGCAAGAACGTCCCGCGGATCGCTAAGACACTCCGGTTCTGTTCGATTGGTGGATGCGAGCGGACGGCGTATGTGAACGGCATGTGCACCAAGCACTTCCAGCGGTTCAAGCAGCACGGCGACCCGCACAAGGTTCTCGTCAGAATGGGATCTGGCGACGACGTTGGCAACAGCGCGGTCCATGGACGCGTGAAGGCACTGAGAGGCCCCGCTAGGGACCATGAGTGTGTTGACTGCGGCAGGCAGGCGGCCCACTGGTCATACGATCACGCCGACCCGAACGAGAAGCAAAGCCCTGACGGACCGTACAGCACGAACACCGATCACTATCACGCGCGCTGTGTTCCCTGCCACAAGATATTCGACCTCGCCTACATTGCTGCCGGTCTCCAGCCCGATGTGGTGTCGCACTGAGGAGGAAGAGTGTCCGAATCTAGCGACCTCCAACGTCGCCGCGAACTCGCGCGCATGACTCGCGTTGAGCTCATCGACTACATCGTGAATGTCGAAGACAACCTCGCTGCCCTCTCGGCCCGCATCGACGCATTCGCGGACGAACCATGAGCGCCTTCGTCTGCGAGCTCTGCGGCATCGACCGGCACACCTACGCCGCCATGATGGCCTGCGAAGAGGAATGCCACGCCGAGAACATCGCCGCACGCAAGAACCACGTCAGCCCCCGCATCATGCGCCCCATCCACCGGTGGGAAGACGACTAGACCTGATCGGCTACGAACTTCCGCAACGCCGGGATCTTCGGCACGTCCACCCACAGCCTCGTGCTCGAGGTGTACGCGCCCATCCCTGAGACGACGAAGTCCCGAGATCCAAGTTGATCTAGCAGCGGCGCCATCGCCTGAGCCTTGACGGCCGACACGTACCCGACCTTCTTCCCCTCCCAAAGCACAGCGATCGCATTCACATCGTGCGCGTTGTCTGGCTCACGGCGAAGAACATAGACCTGCCCACCCACGTGCTCCCGTAGGGCATCCGGCACGTAGTTGGCCGTACCCTTCACCCGCATGCGAGTCGCCTCCACGCCCCGCAGATCCACCCCGGCAGGAACAGCAGGGACAACCGGCGCGGAACGTCTGAATGGCCACATGGTCACACCATAGCGAGGTGGAGCGATGGCGTGGTCAACCTCAGACCGCAAGGACCGACTACCGCACGACTGGCCCAAGCGCAGAGCCGCAGCCAAGGCCAGAGCCAAAGGCAAGTGCCAAGCCACCACCCACGCACCCAAGTGCCGAGGATGGGGCAGCGACGCCGACCACATCATCCCCGGCGACGACCACAGCCCGGACAACCTCCAATGGCTGAGCGGTCCATGCCACTGGGCCAAGACCAACCGAGAGACCGCAGCCCGCAACCGCGAGCGGAAGACAGCACGGTACAAGCCGAGCGAACAACACCCAGGGAGACTGACATGAGCGTCAAGATCAAGCTGACCCGCAACGCAGGCGGCAACCAGGCAGGCGACACCATCACCACCACACCCAAGGCAGCCGAACACCTCATCGACGCAGGATACGCAGAAGAGGTCAAGGGACGCGCCAAGAAGGCCGAAGACACCACCGACTGACCTTCGAACATCACGGCGAACCCACGGGGTGGGGGGTACTCCCTCCGACCTGGAAAGAGTCGCTGGTGATAGCGACTCCGATTCTGCGTGCGGCTCGACCTCGTTTTTTCGGCACCCCGTTGGGGGAGTTCCGAACGTTTGATCGCCCCTGGTGGGCGCTGATTCGCCCCAGGAGGGCATGATGACTCGCAAGAAGACGTTGGGCGTTCCCGCTGGGCTGAACGATGCCGGCGAGGCGCTGTGGGTGAAGGTGACGGGGAAGTACACGCTGCGTGCGGATGAGCTCGTGACGCTCGAGGCTGCGTGCCGTGCAGCCGATCGTGTCGTGGCGATGGAGGAGGAGCGCGGCAACGCCGTGACGTCCTTCGGTTCGACCGGTCAGCTGGTCGTGCACCCGTTGATCGCAGAGATCCGGGCGCATGAGGCGCAGATCTCGTCACTCCTTGCGAAGTTGAAGCTCCCTGACGAGCAGGGTGGCGAGCAGGTGTCGCAGCAGCGTCAGGCTGCTCAGTCGCGGTGGGCTTCGGCTCATGGCGCAACTGCTTAGCGCCACCCCGGCGTTCATCAAGAACCGGTCTGATGAGGCCGAGGAGATCAAGCGTTGGTATCGGTCTGAGCTGGCGGACACTCTGCCCCCTATCGGGTTGGAGTGGGAGCCGGTCAAGGTCGGCCCGACATGGCAGTACGAGGGCGGGTGGCTTCTCCCTGAGCGTTCGCTTGGGTGGGAGGCGCTGGCGTTCGCTGGCCAGTGGTTGACTCACCGCGGGAAGCCGTGGAAGTACACGATGGAGCAGGCACGGTTCGTGCTGTGGTTCCATGCGTTGAACGAGGACGGCACGCACGTGTCTCACTCGGCGGTGCTGCAGCGCCTGAAGGGCTGGGGCAAGGATCCGTTCGCGGCCGTCGAGTCGACGAACACCCTGGTGGGTCCGCTCGAGTTCGATCACTGGGGCAAGGACGGGCAGCCGGTCGGCCATCAGGTCACCGACGCATGGGTGCAGATCGCGGCGGTGTCGCTGGATCAGACGAAGAACACGATGAAGATCTTCCCGGGGTTGATCCCTGCGGAGACTCGTCGTCACTTCGGCGTCCAGATCGGGAAGCAGAACGTCTGGGCTCGCGGTGACTCCGCGCAGATCGAGGCTGTGACCGCTTCGCCTCTTGCGATTGAGGGTGGGCGCCCGAAGCTCGTCATCCGGGCAGAAACGCAGAACTGGAACTCGTCCAACGGCGGCCACGACATGGCTGGCGCGATGGAGGGTAACGCGGCGAAGTCCGAGGTTGGCGCTCCTGCGCGCATCCTGGACATCTGCAACGCGTACCGGCCGGGTGAAGATTCGGTCGGCCAGCGCCAGCGTGAAGCGTGGGACGACACCCAGGGTGATGACGCGAAGGCCATGGACTACGGCCTGTTGTACGACTCGCTCGAGGCTCCGCCCGAGGCTCCTCTGACGGCTGACGCGGCCCCTTCGGTCGTGGAAGCCGTGCGTGGCGACTCGGTGTGGCTCGATGCCGGCGGTCGTATCCGCAAGTCGATCCTGAACCCATTGAACTCGCCGTCCGAGTCTCGTCGCAAGTGGTACAACCAGGTCACCGCGGCTGAGGATGCGTGGACGGAACCGAATGAGTTCGACCCGCTGAAGGACGAAGAGATCGTTGTGGAACCTGGCGAGGAGATCGCCATGTTCCTCGACTGCTCCAAGTCCGATGACGCGACCGGACTCGTCGGTGTTCGCATGTCTGACGGTCACGTGTTCACGCTCGGGATGTGGCAGAAGCCGCCCGGGAAGCGTGGCGAGGGATGGTTGGCACCGCGCGAAGAGGTCGACGGCGTTGTGGATCACACGTTCGAGAAGTACCGCGTTGTCGCGTTCTTCGGAGACCCATCCCACACGCTCAACGACGAAACGTTGGACTCGTATTGGGATCTCTTGTTCGACGAATGGCATCGCCGATACCGGAACAAGCTGAAGGTGTGGGCGTATGGCACCAAGGGCGGCAAGGGTCATGCGGTGAAGTTCGACATGACCGACCGAACGAACTCGAAAGCGATCGCTGAGGCGGTCAGCTTCACTCTCCGGGAGATCCAGGATGGGCAGTTCACCCATGACGGTGACCCGCGTCTGCGCCGGCACGTCCTGAACGCACGCCGCTACCCAGTGGCGGGCTTCGTGTCGATCGCGAAGGATCGCGCGGACTCCAAGAACAAGATCGATCTCGCAGTGTGCATGGTTGGTGCGCGCATGGCCCGCCGTCGTGTGTTGAACAGCGGCAAGAAGCAAGGGGGGCGCGTGTGGTGATGAAGCGAAGTGATGTGATCGAGCTCGCCAATGACGTCCTGATCCCGGGATGGCAGCAGCAGCGACGGACTCTAGATGTGATCGACAAGTGGCACCGGTGGGAGCCTGACGCGTTGCGGGACAAGATCCCGAACTACGCGACCAGCGAGCACCGGAACCTGGCGAAGATCAGCGAGACCCCGTTCCTGTCCCTGGTCGTAACGACCGTGGCGCAGCAGCTTGTGGCTGAGACGTTCCGGTCTGCGCGTGGCGTCGAGATGGACAGGGTCATCGCCCCGTGGCTACGGAACCGGATGCACTCGCGCCAGCGTGCGGTGTACCGTGGCGCTCTTGCGTATGGGTATTCCTACGCGACGGCAATGCCGGGAGACAGCGGCGCTGTGATCCGTGGACGTTCACCCCGTGACCTCTACGCGGTGTACGGCGATGTCGTCGAGGACGAGTACCCGATGTACTACCTGCTCGTGAAGGGCGGACACAAGTACGTCGTGGACGAAGAAGCCGTCTACATTCTCGGTGACGACAACGGCCGTGTCGATTACATCGAAGACCGTCGCCACAACGCCGGCGTCGCGCCGGCCGTGCGGTACTCGAACCAGATCGACCTCGAGGGGCGCACGCCTGGTGAGGTCGAGCCGTACGTGCAGGTTGCTGCTCGCATCGACAAGACGACGTACGACCGGATGGTGAACCAGCACTTCAACTCGTGGAAGGTGCGCACGGCGACCGGGCTCGACATGCCCACCGACCCCGCCGACCGGGAGCGGGTGAAGTTGCTCCTCCGTCAGGGAGACATTCTGACCGGTGAAGAGGGCGTCCAGTTCGGAACCCTTGATGAGACGTCGTCTGACAGCCTCATCAAGGCCACGGACGAGGATGTGAAGTTGCTCGCTGTGGTTACTCAGACTCCCGTGCACGCACTGACGGGCGATCTGGTGAATCTGTCAGCCGATGCGATCGCGGAGTCTCGGGCGATGGCCGACCTGAAGGTCAACGAACGCAAGGTCGGCTTCGGTGACTCGAACGAGCAGCTGCTTCGGCTTGCCGCTCACATCGAGGGTCGCGCAGAGGACGCTGCTGATTTCTCGCTCCGCACCGACTGGGCCGACCTGCAGTCACGGTCTATGTCGCAGGCGGCGGATGCGCTGGGCAAGATGGCGACGATGCTCAAGATCCCGGTGGAACTCCTCTGGGATCGCATCCCGACCGTGACGCCCGAGATCGCGAAAGCCTGGCGCGAATACAAGGAGAAGCACCCCTCCGCTGAGGAGCAGTTGGCGGCGGCTCTGAATGAGCAGTCCAATGGCGTCAACGGCTGAGGGTAGAGAACTCACGACCGCTCATCGAGACGCACAGATCCAGATCGGTGCGCGCGCAGAGATCGAAGCGCGCGCACTATGGGATCGCCTTGACATCGACGATCTCGACGGGTCGAAGCCGTACTGGCTGGCCTCGACGACGATTGCGGTGAACCGTCGCATGGCGGAATCGCAGAGGGTCGCGAGCCAGTACCTGACCGAGTATCGGCTTGCTGAACTCGGAGCTGCAGGTGCTGTCGTTCTGGCGGCACCCACGGAGACGGCGCGTGCGCTGAGCCTTGCTGGCCCTACGAGGGTCAAGCGTCTCATCGGGTCCGGCATGGAGCCCGCCGTCGCGTTCACTGCGGCGCTGACGAAGTTCGGCGGCATGGCACGTCGGCAGGCCATGATGGGCGGTCGCCTGACGATCGCCGCAACGGCAGGCCGGGACAGGCGAGCTGTCGGGGGGCGCCGCGTCACCGATGGGAACCCGTGCGCGTTCTGCGCGATGCTCGCTTCCCGCGGCCCGGTCTACCGGGATGCTGCAGCGGCTGACGGTATCCAATACCACTCGCACTGTGGGTGCACGGCTGAGCCGGCGTACTCGAACGCGTGGGAGCCGACCGCCGACGAGGAGCGGTACATGGACGCGTATGGCGAAGCTCGCGCAATCGTCGCCGGCGATGGCAAGGCGATCGACACGAAGAAGCTTCTCGCTGCGATGCGTCGACAGGGCGGCTTCCGGGACTCGCCCATCACATAGACCTCCCGAACCTTTCGGGATACACCCGCTGCCCTGGTGGCAGCCCGACATGCCCCAGGAGGGCGAAATGAGCGACCAGAACCCCGCTGAAGATCCGCAGGAGCCGGGAGACCCCCAGGAACCCGAACAGCCCAACGAGCCGGAAGACCCGGCCAACGAGCCCGAGGATCCTGGATTCGACCCCGACAAGGCTCGGGAGAAGATCCGCAAGATCAACTCCGAGAACAAGAACCTGCGACAGCGCGCCGCCGAAGCCGAGAAGAAGGCTGAGGGCGCCGACGAGACCGCGAAGAAGCTGACCGCCCTGGAGGCGGACAACATGCGACTTCGCGTCGCCGTGAAGCACGGGCTCCCCGAGTCCCTCGTGAAGCGGCTGACCGGCACCACCGAGGAGGAGATCCTTCAGGACGCCGAAGAGCTCATGGAGCTGTTCGGATCCAAGAAGCCTCCGACGCAGCAGCCGAAGGAGAAGCTGCGCAGCCCCGGTGATCCGTCCGGGAACGCCGAGATCGACGTGGAGAAGACGGTCGATCGAGTCTTCCAGAACTAACCGCCCCCACCACCGTGGGTGCGTTCACACCATGAAGGAGGCCCACTGTGGCAATCACTCTGTTTACCCCTGAGCAGGCGGCGAAGGCGACTCTCTCGTCGCTGCGTCGCCTCTCCCTGCTCCCTCGCACCGTTCGTCAGGACTTCTCGAAAGAGTTCGTCGCCGGTATTGGGCAGACGGTCAACGTTCTCGGCCCGATCAGCGCGGGGAAGGCGAAGGTCTACACGAAGGCGAATCGCACGGCGCGCGATGCGATCCAGTTCAACAACATCGATCAGGAATGGTTCCCCGTGACCCTCGAGGACCAGGTGTACAACGCGATTCGTCTTCCGGACGACTTCGCTACGTTCAGCCTCGAGGACATGACTCGCCAGGTTCTGCGCCCGCAGGCCGAGTCGGTCGTGGACGAGCTCGCCGCGCCGCTCATCACGGAGATGTCGGCAATCGCGACCGATGCCTCGATCCCGAAGGTCGCCCCGGATGGATCGAACTTCCGCCAGGTGCTCATCAAGACGCGCCAGGTGCTCAACGATCGCGGCATCCCCGCGGCCGGACGCACCTTCGCAGTCGGCTCGGACCTCGAAGCTGCCGCGCTGTCGGACGAGCTCCTGCAGAAGGTCAACGAGTCCGGAACCTCGGACGTCCTCCGTGATGCCACGATCGGTCGCCTCTTCGGATTCACCATCGTGGCGGACCCGAAGCTCGCTTCTGACTTCGGCATCGGCTACCACAAGGACGCGTTCGCCCACGTCACCCGCCCCTCCCGCCAGCCTGACGGCGCCGCGTTCTCCGCGTCCGTCGCACAGGACGGCTACGCGCTGCGCTGGATCCAGCACTACAACCCGAACCAGCTCGAGGACCAGAGCGTCGTCGACACCTTCTACGGTGCGACCACGCTCGACGCCGACCGGGCTGTCTCGGTCGAGCTCGCACCGTAAGGAGGACCACATGGCTGAGCCCGTCACTCTCGCCTCTGTCGAACAACTCGCAGATTGGATCGGGGAAAGCATCCCCGACAACTCTGCAGAGGAGCGACGGGCCGCCATGTGCCTCCGTGCCGCGTCCGCCCTGGTCCGCAAGGAATCAGGGCGGACGTGGCTCACCGACGCCGGGGAGATCGTCGATCCGCTCCCTGAAGATGTCGTCATGGTCACCCTGTACTGCGCGTCCCGGGTGTTCGACAACCGGAACGCGCAGACACGCGGCGGAATCGACGACTACACCGAAGGGTGGAAGGTCGACGAGGCCGGCGCGTACCTCACAGCATCGGAGAAGCGCATGCTTGCCCCGTTCCGCGAGGCCGGGTCCGGCGGACTCGCAGTCGTATCGACGACGCGCAGGGAGACGCCGACCGTCTCCGGTTGGGTTCCCACCGACACACCCGACGTCTTCTTCCCCTGGTACTAGGAGGCATCATGCGAGGTGCACGGATGCTCATCCGAGGCCAGCACATGGCCGACTCTCGCATGTCCGAGACAGTGCTCGTCGGCAAGTTCCGCGATGGCACTGACCCCGACACCAAGGAAGCCACCCGAGTGCTGGTGGAGCAGCGTTACCCCGCTCCCGATGACACGAGTCCGGACGCGGGCAAGGCGCGCATCCGCTGGGGGTCGCGTGAGGTGTCCAACTCCCAGGCGACGGGCTCCCCAGTCGCGATGCAGGAGCCGTATTTGTCCGTCCCGTTCGGGACGGCACGGTTCTTCACCGACGATGAGGTGGAGTGCAGCGCTTCCCCTGACCCTCTGTTGGTCGGTCGGCGTTTCAAGATCTCGGGCGCTGCCGCTGCAGGCCAAGTCTCGGCATACCGATACCCACTCGAGGAGCTGAGCTGATGGCTGACGACGCCTTCGAGATCGGACGCCTAGAAGCCGACCTCCGACGTGTGCCGGCCACGGCCAACCGACTCATCGAGAAGTCGATCAAGCGCACCAGCCTCCGCATGAAAGAGGACTGGAGGCAAGGCGCTGAGATCTCTGATGGCTACGCGGACACCTACGCCGCGGCCATCAGCTTCGACATCAAGTTCCCGCTCGGGGGGATCGAGAGCGAGATCGGCCCGGTCCTGGGTAGCACACCCGGTGCCTCTGCTGGATTCCTCGACGATCCGAAGAGCACGGCAGGTATCGACGGTCCCGTTCACCACGCCGGCCGCGACGCGCTCGAAGCCAACGAACCCGAGTTCTTCGAAGGACTCGAGAACGCGGTCTTCGAGGCGCTGGCCGAAGAGCTGGAGGAGTGATGCTCGTCCACTTCGTTGCGTTCCGCGCCCTGCTGCTCGCCGTGGCCGTCCTGGTGGGGAAGGTCTACGACAACGTTCGCCGCGTCGATGGCAAGCCCGTCCGCGCGAACTACATTGTCCTGTTCCCTGACGCGCCGGCAGAGCTGGGGGACAACAGGTTCACGGCCCGTCAGAGGGCCGATTCCCGTTCGACGTGGCGGTACGACGTGCGGATCGTCGCGACGACCGCTGACGGGCTCCTGGAGCTCGCCGACGCGGTGATGTCGGTGATCGGGAAGATCCCGATGGTTTCGGGGCGCCGGTGCGATCCGGTGTCGCTTGTTCCTGGGGTGGAGGAGGGGAAGGGGCGGTTCGATCCGGTCACCGACCTCCACTACCTCGACCTGAGTTTCGAGTTCCAATCAAGGAGGGCCTGATGGCTGATCTGGTGAATGTTCGTTCCGCGAAGGGCAAGCGCACGCAGTTCCTGGTGGACAAGCGTCTGGTGGAGAAGTACCCGGACGACTACGAGGTGGTGGAGGCCAAGAAGCCCGCTTCCAAGACGGTGGCGAAGACCGCCGAGTAACCCAAATCCCGCGAAGGCCCATACCTGGTGGTGCGGGCCTTTTGCATGCCTGTCGCCATCCGGTGCCGGGTACATAGCCCCTCCGAGGGGCATTCCCTCAAGGAGAAGAACATGGCAAATGAGCCAGTACAGGCGGGAACCGCCTCTGACGGAAACGGCATCGTCCTCTGGATTCCTGGTTACACGGGCGGTCCTCTCGCGGTGGCGGACGTGAACAACGTGGCGAACAAGCGCCTCACGTACGGTCTCGCCGGAGATGGTTTCGATCTCGCCGTCACCATCAACTCGATCACGTCGACCCGTTACACACTCGCGCAGGCACTGAAGCTCGAAGGCACGAAGGACTTCACGCTGACGACGCGCTATGTCTACAACCGCGAGGAGCCGACCGACGCTGAGCTCGTGCTGGGCGCCAAGGGAACTTCCGGTGCGTTCGCGCACATCCTCGGGTATCCGAACGATCACGTCTTCGCGGCCGGCGACATCGTGAACGCGATCATCCCGGCACGCATCGGCACATCTACGGACGTCCCGCCGACTGCGAATACCGAGCTGATGAAGCAGATGGTCCCCGAGATCACCGGGGAAATCCTGACCGAGTCCGCGATCGTCGCGTGATAACCACCGTGGGCGGGGTTCCCTCACCAACCCCGCCCACGGTTCCCTTCGGTGAGGAAGGTGAGAGGTGAGAAACATGGATTTGAAAGAACGCATCGAACGACAGCGGGCGCGCCTCGCTGACGTGAAGAAGTCCGAGGTTGAGGTAGTCCTCGACGGCGAGCTGTTGAAGGTCGGCATCCCCAAGGCCCACCCCGCCAAGTGGGAAGAGCTCGTGGCCTCCAACCCTCCACGTGCGGGCGTTGAGTCTGACTCGATGGTCGGATACAACCCATCCGGAGTATCGCGCGCGTATCCCAACATCACTGTCGACGGGGAAGTGGTGGACGCCGAGACGTGGGCTGACATGTTCGACGTACTCGATGGGGTGCACCGCAACAATATCGGCGTCGTAATCTGGGGCGTGAACGTCAATGACTCTCTCAGGGAGCTCCGCGAACTGGGAAAAGCCCGCGCGGGCCAGAAGTCGCCCTCGCCCGCGAACTAGGGGTTTCACCGCGCCGTCTACTCGGGTGGGAGCCCGCTGAGGTCACCACGCATCAGTACGACAGTCTCGGCCGCTGCATCGAGTCCGTGACCGTGAGAGAACCGGAGTTCTCTGCTTGGGATCTGGCCGTTCTCCTCGCTGATAGGCGTGATGAGCGACGACCTCGGGGCCGTCACGGTCTGCTGCTTGCGGATGCGACGAATCCCGAGAACAAGGATGCGTTCGAAGTTGACCTCCCGACGACCGACTTCGCTCAACTGGCTCTGGATCGCGCGCAGGAGCGCTACCGGAAAGCGTGGCCAGGTGCGGAGATGGGCTCGCTACTGTGGCGGGTTGAGAAGGTCAGCTAGCGCTTCTCGGCGAAGTACATGGTTCCGCCCATAAGAGCGACTGCGGAACCGAGCGCAAGGATCACGACCCCGAAGACGGGTTCGCCAACCATCAGCGCGACCGCGAAAACGATAGCGCCAACCGCTGCGATGCCTAGTCCTGCGGCGACGACTGCTGACCACTTCATGCCCCTCATCGTAGGGGCTTTTCGTTTCTCTGGGGGTGGCGCATGGCTGATCGCGTCGTAAAGGTCCGGCTGCTGGCTGTCGTTGACGACTACAAGAAGGGCATGCTCGAGGCCGCTCAGGCCACCCGAACCGTGGGCACTGAGGCAGAGAGGCTCGCGCAGACCCGTCAGGCCATGCAGACAGTCGGCACCTTCGCAGTCGGTATGGGCGCGGCGGTCGCAGCTGGGATCGGTGTTGCTGTCGCGAAGTTCGCGGAGTTCGACCAGGCGATGTCTTTCGTCGCCGCGACTGGTGACGATGCGCGCGGCAGCATCGATCAGCTGCGCCAGGCTGCGCTTGACGCGGGCGCGGACACTGTCTTCTCGGCGACCGAGGCAGCCAACGCCATTGAGGAAATGGCGAAGGCCGGACTCTCGGCGGCGGACATTCTGAGCGGTGGCCTCAACGGTGCACTCGACCTTGCGGCAGCTGGCGGACTGGACGTCGCAGACGCCGCCGGCATCGCCGCTACGGCACTCAAGGTGTTCAATCTCGAGGGCTCAGACATGTCCCATGTGGCGGACCTTCTCGCAGCCGGCGCCGGAAAGGCGATGGGTGACGTCACCGATCTGTCCGCCGCGCTTTCGCAGGGCGGACAGGTTGCAGCGGCCACAGGTCTCTCCATCGAGGAGACCACTGCCTCCCTCGCGGCTTTCGCGTCGCAAGGTCTCCTCGGCTCTGACGCAGGCACGAGCTTCAAGACCATGCTCCAGCGCCTCACTCCGCAGTCGGCGGAGGCAAAGAAGAAGATGGAAGAGCTCGGCGTCTCGGCCTACGACGCATCCGGGAACTTCATCGGTATGGCTGAGTTCGCAGGCAACCTTCAGGGCGCCCTCAAGGACTTGAGCCCGGAGCAGCGGAATGCTGCGCTGTCGGTGATGTTTGGCTCGGACGCGGTGCGCGCAGCGAACGTCATCTACTCCGAAGGCGAGAAGGGGATCCGTGACTGGATCTCCGCCGTGGATGACCAGGGCTACGCCGCTGAGACCGCCGCCACCCGTCTCGACAATCTGATGGGCGATTGGGAGAAGCTGACTGGCGCACTCGACACTGCGTTCATCACGATGGGTGAAGGCGCGAACGGGCCGCTGCGCTTCCTGATCCAGGGACTCACCGAGCTCGTGGACGGCTTCACGCAACTGCCGGACTGGGCGCAGCAAGGCGCCCTTGGGCTCGGCGTCCTTGTCTCGGGAATAGGTCTGGTTGGCGGAGCGACGTTGCTCGCGATCCCGCAGATCGCAGAGTTCAAGAACGGGCTCATCACCCTCGGGCTGTCGGCGGCAAAGACCGAACGACTCATGGGCGTTCTCGGGCGCGCTGCTGGGGTCGCAGGAGTTGTCGGTGTGTTCGCTCTCGCGACGACCGCCGCGAACGAGCTCGGCAAGGCTCTGGCCGACGCTATCGGCCCTTCCGCTGAGGAAGTGGCGAGCAAGGTCGCATTGGCGAAGTCCGGCGTAGAGCTGTTCCAGGCTGCGTTGGAGAAGCGCGATGCTTCTCCCGGAATGATTGAGCGCGCCGCTGAAACATTGGCGCTTGTGGGCGATGCGCTCGATGACGCAAAGGCCAAATCGGACAACTGGTTCGACGGCATCTCTGGCGCGAACCAGGAAGTTCTTTCGACGGTGTTCGCCATGGGGGAGGAACTTGAGGGGCTCGCCCGGACCGACTTCTCCGCCGCCTCCGAGCAGTTCCTTCGCTTTGCGGACGACGCCGGACTCAGCAAAGACCAGATCATGCAGCTCATGAAGGAGATGCCTGGATTCCGCGATGAGGTAATCAAGGCCGCGAAAGCTGTCGGGATCGCTTCCGATGATCAGTCGCTGCTCAACTTCGTGATGGGCGAGACGCCTGCTGCTGCTGCGATTGGCGCTGAAGCGATCACGGAGATTGAGCAGGCGGCGTCCGACGCGGACAAGACCCTTTCTGACATGGTTGCGGCCTTGGAGGCTGTGGCGCGTGGTGCACTGGATCTTGGAGAAGCGAAGGACTCTGCTCTCTCTGCGATCAACTCGATGCGCGATGCTGCGGAGGCAGAGGGCGCGGCCCTGGACGGGACGAACGACGCTTCGATCAGGTTTCGCGATTCGATTCGCGAGGTGGAGGACGCTCATCGTGCATCTGCAGAGGCGATCTTGCAGAACGGTGGCACGCTCGATGAGGCGAACGCTTCATGGGCTGCAGGTCGACAAGCGGTCATTGACATGCTCGTCGCGAAGGGGATGGACACAGCAGCTGCAGCGACATGGGCTGACGCGAACCTCGGATCGGCAAGTGAGGTCTCGGGCGCTCTCGGAGATGTGAAGACTGCGGTCGACAACATCCCCAAGAACCCGAACATCAAGGTCACTGCTGACACTGCTTCCGCGCACGCGAACCTGGACGGGATTCTCGCCAGGCTCAACGAGGCGGTCCGCAAGCACTTCAACATCCCTGTGTCGACAGTTGGTGTCGGGACGGTTCTCAAGCCTCCCGGGCAGGCGATGGGCGGGCCGGTTGTCGGACCTGGTGCGAAGGGCGTCGATTCGGAGCTTCGTTTGCTTGCTCCGGGCGAGCATGTCATCCCGGCCCACGAGGTCGACGCGGCAGGCGGGCACCGGGGTATTGAGCAGTATCGGGCATCTCTCCGGAGCAGCACGGCCGGCTCATGGGTTTCGGGGGAACGGTTCGCATCTCAGCCGCAAACGTCAGCGGCACCGACACAGATTGAAGTCGTCGTCTCGCCCAAGGGCGGGATCGACCTTCTCCAGTACGTGGATGTGCGCGTGCAGGAGCGAGGCCGTGACGTGGCATCGACTCTGAAGCACAGGCGAAGGGATGACGCATGAGCACCCTGACCCCGTTCCCTGATATGGCTCCGGTCCCGCGGGTACTCGTCGACGTTCCTGTCGTCGAGTTCCCTGCGGGGTCGGTCACTGTGTCTCTGTCGCGGACGTGCGAGGGCCGGACGATGGCAGTGCGTGGCGGTGTACGCCGATCCGCACTTTCGCCGTTGATCGTCGTCGACGCCGAGGCCGGCTTCCAGGTCGAGTCGTCGTACACGGTCGTCGGGTACGACGCGGAGGGGAAGATCGTCGGGTCATGGCCTGTCGGTACGGTGACGCTGAACTTCGCCGGCACGGTGATCCAGCAGCCGTTGGACCCGCGCCTCTCGGTGCAGGTGGAACGCATGTGGGAGACGGGGCAGGTGCTCTCGCGCCCGACCCCGTTCTCGCTCACATACCCGCAACGGGAGATGCTGCCCGGGCTGGTCGGTCTTGGGCCGCGCCGTGGCCTTGAGGGCGTCGAGTGGAACATGGTCACCCTGAACCACGAAGACGCGGACATGCTGCAGGCGACTCTGGACCCTCCGCAGCTTCCCGTCTGGTGCATCCGCACACCCCCTGACATGCGCATCCCGCGCGTGTTCTTCTGCTCCGTTGAGCTGAAGGAGCTGGACACCTACCGGCTCACGGACTCGACCGAGATCCACTTCCAGGCGGTCACGACCGAAGTGCGTCCCCCCGCGGTGGGGATCACGGCCGCAGTGCTCACACACTCCGACATGAAGGTGTTCTTCGCCACGCACACGCAGGTGAAGGCCCGCTACGCGACGCACTCGGACATCAAGCGCGACACTTCACTGATCGGAGCGGCGGATGCGTGACGTATCCCAGGATCTGCTGGCCGTTCTCGAGGATGGGATCTACAACGTCTCGTGGGTCGCAGACCTGATCTACGACGGCGCCCCTCGTGCGCAGAACCTCCTGATCTCGGAGCCGCGTTTCTCCTGGGATGCGGGAGCGAAGATTCAGGGCAAGGGGTCGTGCACGATCCTCTGGGACGACATCTTCGAGCAGTCGATCGTGCCGCGGGAGATCGGTGACCTGTTCTCCCCGTTCGGTGCGGAGCTGCAGGTCGATGTCATCGTTTCGGCGGGCGCGTTCCAGGAGCGCATCTCGATGGGCCGGTTCGTTCTGGACGCTGTGCCGTCCGCGGTGGAGTACGCGATCCAGCACCGACTTGGCGGGCTCCCTGTGGTGGTTGAGTCGACTGTTCGACTTGACCTCGCAGACTACTTCCTGCGGGTGTCACGAGACTCTTTCGCGTTTCCGGCCTCGCCTCAGTCGACGTCGATGTGGGACGAAGCGCAGCGGCTGACGGGCCTGCCCGTGTTCCGGTCGATCCCTGACCGGACGTTGCCGACCGCGATCACCTACGACGAGGACCGACTCGATGCCTTGGAGAAGGTGTTCGGGCCGTCGAACGCATGGCCGGCGCTCACACCTAGCGGCGCGCTGACAGCGATGGCGAAGGAGTGGCCAGAGCCTCTCGGTCGCATTGAGCGGGTGCTCGAGGCTCCAGTGGAGATGCGTTCTGAGAACGTCTACAACCGTGTGGTGGTCGAGGGGAAGAACCCCGACCCATCCGGGCCTGTCCTTCGCGCTGTCGAGGAGATCACCGACGGCTTCCTGCGGGTGAGGAACCGTGACGGCTCCCGCTCGCCGTTCGGCGGGAACACCTACGAGTACCAGTCGAACATGCTCGACACGCAGCAGGCCTGCAAGGCGTACGCGCAGGAGCTGTTGCCGCAGGTGTCTCGGATCCGCTCGGTGACACGGCGTCTTGTGGAGCCGTTCAACCCGCTGCGCGAGCTTGGGGACGTGTACGTGTTCGCTGATCCCACCCGCGGGGGTGAGGAATCCCTGGTGCGTGTCCGCGGTGTTGAGCACAACGGCGCCGAGACCGTGGTCGAGGTGGAGGTGAAGTCGTGATCGATGAAGCCGCCGCCATGTTCGAGAGTTTCGGGGACGCCGCGCGTGTGGTGTTGCGCCGTGGGGTGTTCTCCGGGGTTGGGACGGGTGTCGCTCTCGTCGACATGGGAACCTCACGGTTCGCGTGTGACTGGGGTACCGGATATGTCCCCACCGTGGGGGAGACGGTGCAGGTTCTCACGGTCAATGACCGACACGTCCTGCTCCCGTCGAAGGCTCTCCCGGGCACGGGGACCGTGATGACGACGAGCGCCACCCTGGTGACTGTTCAGACCATCGCCGGCACGTTCTCCATGCCGTTCATCGGCACGGCTCCCACCTCAGGAGCGCTCGTCGGGATCTCGTGGTCTGAGACACCGTTCGTCATCGGGGCGCTATCAGTGCAGCCCACCACACCTGACCCGGTGCCAAACCCGGGTGGCGGTTCACTGCGCTCGGCGACCTTTCAACCGATCGACACCGGGTCCACGGACCGCACACAGGCCCGCTGGTGGACGGGGCAACCGCGCGCCGGGAACTCGACGTTCGGGGCGTGGTTCTACGGCACGCAGATCCGAGACACGATCCCTGCCGGGGCGACGCTCGTCTCCCTGCAGTTCTTCGCCTCCTGGCAGCAGCGCCGTGGGGGCGATCCCCGCTTCGCTCTCCACGATCAGGCGTTCAAGGCTGGCCTGCCGACGTTCGGCGCGTACACAGCGTGGTCACCCGGTGACGGCTGGCAGACCCCGCCGATGGCGGATGCGTGGTTCGCCGCGCTCAAGGCCGGCGGCAGTTCCCTCGGCGTCGGTCTGAATCAGGGCGGCGACAACATCTTCTCTTCCCGTGCGCAGAACGCGTGGTCGGGCGCATTGAGCATCACCTGGAGGTCATGATGGGCAGCAGCAAGAACCCCGTAGGGAAGCGCGTCTTCGACGATGTGTACAACTTCCCACAGGACTCCCAGTCGCTCGCCGACGACCTGTGGGACGCGTACGTGACCCGGGCTGGGACATCCACCGAGCGTGGGCTGATCCCTCCGGGGCAGCTGCGGGACGGCATCGTGTTCCGGGAGACGGACACGGGCCTGATCTACCTGCGTCACGCGGGGGACTGGTCCCTCGTCGGTGGGCGCACCCCGGTCGCGATCATGCGGCGCACCAACACCGCGCTCACCCTCGGGAACAACACCTACGTGGACATCTCCGCCACCGCTGCATGGACGTCCACCTACGACGGCACCCGCGGGTTCGGCACCTACTCCAACGGCCTGCCGGTCACGGTCCCTGGTGAGTACGAGGTGTTCTGGAGCATGTGGCTGAACGCCTCCGCAGGAGGACTCGTCGGGATCGGCGTGAACCAGACCGGCACCCCCGGTGGTAACGCGCTCCACGCGATCGACCACGTGACTTTCCGCACGATCGCCCTCGGCAACGCATCCGCACGGGTGCGTCTCGCCGCCGCCGACAAGCTCACCCTGTGGGGGTACGGCGAAGGTGGAGCTCACGCCGTGCGCGGTGCGACATCGCTCGAGCCGATGCACTGGGGAGCGAGGTGGATCGCACCATGAGGTACGTAGACGGCGCGTACAACCTCGCATCCGGCACGCGCGATGCATTCGGCGGACTCTCCGCACAACTCGTGCGCGAGGGGCACCCGGACATGGTGTCGATCTCCGGCGACCGTGACCCGGAAGTGCAGCTGCGCCTCTGGTACGAGCGGATGACGTTGAACCCCGGCGGCCGGAAGGTCTACGGGACCATGTGGTGGAACGGCCAGAAGTGGTATCGCATCCACCCCGACCTCGTGGGGGCACCCGGCAGCAGCGACCATGAGTGCCGCCGATCCAACGACCTCGCGTGGCCGTACAACGCGAACACCGCGGCGCACCGGCGCGCGCAGCAGCTCGCGCCGAGCTTCGGCATCGTCTGCGACGGCAAGGGCTTCAGCTCACCCGAGTGGTGGCACTGGACCAACCGCGGATCACTCGGCACCATCGGCGCACCCGCGGCAGCGGGTGGCTCTACTGCACGACCGACACCAGTCCAGGAGGACGACATGGCAACACTCATCAGCTCACCCGGAGGCAAGAGCCTCGTCGTCGGCGACCGACTGTTCGGATTCGCCAACCCCGATGAAGCGGCCGCTGTCAGCGGTGCGCAGGTGCTCAACGTGCCTGTCACGCTTCACGCGCGCATCAACGACAACTTCGGCCGCACCGCCCCGAACGGGGCACTCCCGACGATCGTCTACGTCCGTGGTGGCGACGGCACGGTCTACTTGCTGACGCAGGGGAAGCTCGAGGCGCTCGTCGATCCCTCGACCCTTGCGGAGCTCCACGGGAAGAATGCGCCCACTTTCACGCTCTCGCAGGCCGAAGTCGACAACCTGCTGAAGAGCTGATGCCAGAGCTGGGAGCGATCGGCGGATGGGTGGTCGCGATTCTCACTGCGGTCATCGCCGCGATCGTGTCCCTGTTCCCGAAGAAGGGCTCACTCGAGCACCAGATGATCGACCAGCAGCAGGAGCGCATCACTGTTCTGGAAGCGCGCCTCGACGCCCTCGAACCAGCCCTGGTCTGGTACCAGCGCCGCGACGTCGCGTGGGAGCGGCGCGAGTCGCAGCTAATGAGTGGTGTCGAGCGGGGCGAGTACCCGCCGTGGCCAGCACGCACAGGGATTCTTGCGGAGGAGAAGCATGACTGACACCGACGCACTACTGAAAGCGTCCGTGCGCGAGCGCCGGCGACTGTCCGCACTGTTCACCGTCCTGTTGCTTGTCGTCGCAGGGACGCTCGGGACGGCATGGCTGCTCGAGCGTTCACGCGGGGACTCGTGGCGCGATCAGGCGCTGCACTGGCAAGACGAGTACGTGAGCCTGTACGACGAGTTCACCGTCTCGACGGGGGAGGAGCCACAGGCTCCCGACCCCTCCGACGTCGCACAGGACGCCCCTGTCGCTGAACAGGGCGAACCGGGCGCGCCCGGGCCAGTCGGCGCCGCCGGTCGGCCTGGGAAAGACGGCCAGGACGGAACCGCTGGGAAAGACGTCACCGCTGACCAGCTCGCCGCAGCGGTGGCCGCGTACTGCGCCGATGGCCGATGCGTCGGCCCTGCAGGGCAGAACGGCACCAACGGGACGAACGGCACGAATGGTGCCCCCGGTGCTGATTCCACCGTTCCCGGCCCAGCCGGTGCTCCTGGTCCTGCAGGCCCGACATGCCCGGACGGATCCACTGCCACGACCGTGTGGCTCTCTATCGCCGACTCACAGTTCGGCACGTTCTCGCGCAGACAGGCAACCGTCTGCCTGCCCACCGCACCACCTGAAGGAGTAACCCCATGACTGATCCCATTGTCCCCGCAGCGACGAAGCTCGCCGCGAAGCGCGGATTCATCCGTACCGCCACCCAGTCGCTCGCATCGGTGATCCCGATCGCAGCGATCACGATCCCGACCACGGGTGACGCGCTGCTCGGCGTCGGCCTCGCCGCCGCCGGTGCCGTCGCCACCGCGGTCCTCGCTGGTGCCGCGTCCGCGCTCTCGATCATCTCGAACGGCATCCCGAAGGACTATGCAGACGTGACGCTCGTGAAGCAGGCGACGATCGAACCTGTTGAGGCGCTCGCGAACACCGACGCGGCCGTCTCGCGCGTGCTCCTGCGCCGAGACCTCAAGGGGGAGTGACACCCCCGATCCTGAACCGACCCCCGCCATGCTGCCCCCGGAGCATGGCGGGGGGTCTTCTGTCGTTTCGGGCTGTGCGCAGTCCTTCGGGTGCCGCGCTCGGAGGAAACCCGTTTGCAGTTGTGCAATACTGCACAGGTGGGGGCTACCGACTGGCGTCAGATGGTTGACGAAGACTCGCTCCCCGACGGACACGCGGAATTGTTCGACGAGCTTCACGGTTCAGGTTGGTACATCCGCTCCCGTTGGGGAGATTCATCCGTGCGTTTTTGGCCGGAGGGAGGACGTGGGTATCAGATCACGATCGACCTTCGATATCCGGTCAACGACCCCCGCCGCGAGGAGATCGCGGCTCACATCGAATTCCATCAACCAGCCGCACAACCAGAAGGAGGACAGTGATGATCAATGGCATTCACATCACGGCGCAGTTCCAGGCGCCCAAGCCATTCACCGACGAGTGGCTCGAAGCGGTCTACACTTCCGTCCAGCGCAACATGGCTGTCGTCAGTGCTGACATGTTCGTGAATGAGGACGAGTTGACCATCTCGTTCCATCTCGGTATCGATTGCCGGCTCGCCTCGTCCGACAACTTCGTCGAAGATGTCGCTGAGGAAGCTCTTCAGAAGGCTTTCGGTGACGCCGATTCTGGAGTTTCGCCCACCGCGCCCCCGACCATGGTGAAGAGCCAGGTCGAGGCTTTCGCCTAGACCGGTCTAGCCGGAGAACACCCGCGCCAACATGGCGCGGGTGTTCTTGTGTGCAGATTGTCGTTGGTTCACCTCATCATGGGTTCCATGACTTCGTGGCACCCGATCTTCTGGACCGACGAGCCGCAACCCGGCCTGTGGGTGATGAAGGCACCTCATGAGGTGGAGGCGTTCGGGCGTATCGAGCTCCGACGCGTGTCAGGCGTCGTCCGCTACAAGGTCACCTTGCGTGGCGAGCTCATCGGGTGGTCGAACACCCTGTCCCACGCATGTGAGCGGCTGTACGCTGCGCACAAGAAGCAGCAGGACGACGTGCACAGCGGGCCGCCGAACGGGCGCCGCTGACTGCCGACTATCCGCGATAGTCCGCCTCTGCACGCTCCTGAACCCGTTTGAAGAAGACGGCAGGCGTCATGTTGAGCACGCGAAGGATGTCGAACACGGTCTGCAAGCGGATGGGGTTCGTGCCCTTCACCCGCTTGAACAGGGTCGTGTAGTCAACACCGAGCTCTGCGGCGATGTTCCGGATGCTGCGCCCCGCCCCGGAGATCTCAGCCTTCAGCTGGGCGGTGGTTGCCGCGCCGTAATCGATGCCCATGTGTGCACAGTACGGCTCGGCTAGATGCCGGCGCCACCCTCTTCGTCTGGTTGTAGCGAGCGCACACCACGCCCTGGCCGTGCCGCGTTCCATGCGTCTACGGTCTCGACAGTCCATCCGCGAATGTCACCGATCATGGCGTCGGGCTCGGGGAGCTTGTACCGGCCCATCGTTGCGGGCTTGACGCCGATGCGTTCGGCGAACTCGGCGCGCGACAAGTAGCGGATCATGCATCCTCCCTGTTGATGAACGAGATGACGAGGATGCCCGCCGCGAGGACGGCGAGCAGTCCTGGCCAGAAGTTCCCCGCCGCGAATGACCATGTTGCGGAGGCCGCGGCGAGGGTGGCGGCTGTGAGTTTCAGTGTGTTGTTCATGATGTGCAT